GCGATGTTGTTGGCCAAGGAAGTAGCATGTTCGGATAACAACTGTGCTGCGTGGTTAGGACGTTGATATTCACCCGGCGGCCCGTCTTTAAATTCCGGCCGGAACCCCTCTTCCACCTTGCTGGGGGAAGTGACAAAAACACTGTTGCGCAGATTGCCCGTTACTACCGGAGTCAGCTTTTTAGCATCCACACTGATTTCCAACGCGGCATAGACCAATCCCCTCAAGGACGCATCCTTGATATCGGCAATCTCGGCGTTGAGATTTGCCATCACTTTGTCCAGACCCTCTATTTTTGCCCTAACCCTCATGCCGTAAACAACGCTGCCGTGTATAAAAAGGTTTGTCCATCTATGGAAGTCATCCCGGTCACGCGAAGGACCGCACGGGCATTGGAGACTTCCAACGGATTGGTCTCCGTACTGATGCCCAAACAAACATAATCGCCTTCACTTGGCGCAAAATTCAAAAACACTCTCGCCGTGATTCGCACTTCTTCCATCGTTGGGCTGATCAACAACGAACGCCAATCTTCCCATCGACATTTGATGACTTGTGGGGCGGAAAAGAAAGGCTTGCCGTAGCCATCTTCACCGGTCTTTTCCCACCATGTCGCATCCTGATTTAACATCGCTGCGAGGTTCATCAGTCGTTGTCATCCAGCGCAAAGTCAAGGGTTGCAAGGCTCACGGTTTCCTTCCCCAATTCATTGGCCAATGTACCTGTGGTATCGAGCATCTTGGCCACTTCCCCATAGGGGGTGGCGTCTAAGCCCACCCCGCCTTTGTATCCGGTCCAAGAGTCTGCTTCACCAATCTTTTCACGAATGGCGTATTTGCTTTTGATGGAAGCGAAATGAGCCGCAAGATACTTCTCAATTTCTTCCAGCGTCGCATCGGAAAGTCCACTGGCGGCCAACCGTGCTGTTACCAGGGCGTTGGCCGTAGTGAGAAAAGGCAAAAGTTGGGTTTCGGTCAACCCCGTGGTCATGATTTCTTTGACTTCTGCGGTAGTGGTCCTCATTTGCGTTTCCCCCACAGCACAGGATCAATGAACTTCTCTATCAAATCTTCCGGTGGAACAAGACCCAACCATTCGAGCATATTATAATATATTTCAACCGCGCCACCTATTACTTTTTCCGGCCACACTTCATAAATGCTTTTTGGAAAGGCTTTTTTCATCTCCTGGAAGCGTTGCTTATGAACTTCCACCCATCGCTGCCAGCCCAGGGCATCCCGGTATGCCCGCATAAAGTGAGTACGCAAACAAGAATTGATAATGTCGGTGTCGGTGCGCCGAACCAACACCCACCGAGCATCGGGAAAGGCCGCGTGCCACAGCGGCCAAAATAGACACATCTTCGCCCCCTTGTATGCCCACGGTTCATCTTCTCCAACGCCCTGCGCACGCATCAGTGCGTGGATGTTGCTACGCCAGGCCCCCACGGTTTCTGCGCAGTCAGCGTCGGCCCACACCCGCTGAAGATCCGGCAACGGCTTTTGCCCCATAGGGTCTGCGCCAATACTGCGTAAGTACGGCTTGACCATCCCCTCACGGATGATTTTGTTTTCGTACATCCCCCGTGGGTTGAACCGCGTGGGGCCGAACATGTCGCCGCCCTTCGCCCCGCTGAGAAAGATTACCCCGGCGGTCATGCTAGTCCCGGACCGGGCACACCCAACGACAAAAATCGGGGGGCGAAGAGAACCAGTAGTGTCACTCATGTGCCTTCCTCCGCTTTTCCCAGTTACGCTTGGCCGCTGCCCTCATTTTTTCTCTCGTCTCTTGTGAAACTATTTTTCCCACATTTGCGGTTCTCATTTTTTCTATTGCTTCTGATGTATGGGTTTTTCCATAGAATGGATTATTTGCGCCCATATTTTTGTTACTTGCTTTTTCCCTCGCCCCGGTAGCTTCCCACCTTTTCCGTATTGCTGCTTTTAACACCTGTTTACGTTCTTCCGATTTTCCTCTTTCCCGCGCTTTTTCCCGTCGTTCTTCAGAATTCCATGCCTTCTCCCTCTGTCCTTTACTCATATTCGCCTTAGTTTCTTCCGTATGTTTATACCCTATCAAGGCAGCACGGATCTGTTCTCTCTGTTCTTCAGGGATAACTTTTCCTTTTTGCGATTTAGCATATTTCCTTACTCGTTCATCTGTATCTACTGACAGCCCTTTATTCCAAGCGGGTCTGCCTTTGCCAGCCTCACCTATTTTCCTTCGTGTTTCTTCACTATGATGTCTGCCATATGATGGGCTTTGTTCGCCCCTAAATCTACCCGTCAATGACTCACTAATTTTGCGGCGAACAGCAGCTTTCATGGGCTTACCATAATTATGGTTCTGCTCTCCAACATATTTCCCTTTTCTGGAAGCACTTAAACGTTGTTTTGACTCCTCCGTGTATTTTGCACCGTATCTTGATCTTGCATTGGGGCAGATGTTGTATCCTTTGCGGGATTTGTGCGCTTGGAAAACATCAATGGCCCGCTGTTCATAAAAAAGCAGGTTCTTTTTATCGCAGCACAAAACCACGCAGAGTCTAAAAGAATCCTCACCATACTTGTTCCATGCCCTCTGCAAATAGGAATTGCAGTGTGTCCCCTCTCGCAGTTGTTTGACATGATCGTTCAGACGCTTACCGACATTCACGGAACTTCCAATGTACTTCTTTCCAGTATTCTCACAAGTAATCATGTAAACACCACTAGTCCCACTCCGGGCCGTGCCAGTGACAAAAATCGGAGGGCGAAGAGAACGCATATTACTCCTCCTTTAATCTTTTTCCTATGTGTGACATCAATGATTTCATTGCCAGTTATCCCTTACCCAAGGAATCCGCAATTCGTGCGGACGTGGTTTGCCATGAAAGCAAATGATCTCGGCATCGTGCGGCACCCGGCGACGGCACTGCCGTTTATAGCTATAGATCTTGGCCACGGTTTGCAACGGCGTCCAATTGTAGTGCCCAACGTTGATTTTCTCTGAAATGAACTCCTGATCCCCAGCATATCGACCCAACTGCTCCGGCTGGTAGCCGTTATGGAACAGTTGGGAAAACATCGCATGGTCCCAAAGCATCACTCCACTGGCCAACTGCTTTCGCGCACGGTTGGCAGGGTTCCACGGCAGCAGTGCCGCAAACGGTGCTTCAAACTGGAGCAGGTGGTCAATGTTCTTCAAAATCAAAGTGTCCAGATCGAAATACAAAATGCGCTTCTTTTCAGTTAAATCGGGGCGGAAAAGCTCCAACTTGCTCCACCACCCCGGCAGGTTTTTCTCCAATGCTGCGATGCGGAAATTGCCCGTCAATGTAGCATCGTCTGTCAAACAAACCACATCCAGCGCAAAAGAAGAATGCCGCCGGATGGCGGAAACCAGCTTATGGACGTATTCTGCTGTAAAGTCCCCTCCTGTTTTATAGACACAAGCCACGGACACTGAAGGAGCAACACTGGCGGGTTTCGGTGGTGATATTGGTGGGATAGTCGGCGCGACAAGCCTTGTGCGCGAAGGCGGCGATTCCACAGGAATCGGATTGCCAGACAGGATGGAGTGCGCACGCCGCGCCAGATATTCTGCCTTCAGTCCAGTTGTCACGTCCACAAAGTAGGTTTTGCCCCGCACATCCGGCGGCACAGCACGCCAGAAGAAGTCCTGATTGTAGTAGGTGTTCCAGATGGAAAGCGTTTTGCAACCCAACACGCCCGACATGATGGTAAGACCGGAAGGATACCCCACCACCAACTCAGCCCCACGCAACAGGCCAAAAAGCTGCTGAACGGTGGTGCGCCCGATGATGTTCACCGCTTCCGGCACTGCCCGCAGAACGGATTGCAACTGCCGATCTTCCGCATCCCAAGGCCCACCTGTAAACACCGGGCGCAAGCCGGTCTTGGCACAGATCTCCCGCACCGACTTGATGACTTCAGAAATTGGAAACTCATCTGTCCAATACTTGTAGGTGCCTTGAAAAACGAAGTAGAAAACTGCATATCGTCCATACCGCTGTTGGCACTCGGTGCGAAAGTTTTCCTGCTCCAAGGAAACCCACATTGGTGGGTGCCAATCACAAGCAAAACGGTCTATCTCCGCAAGTTCCTTACCAACTCGCAGATGACCATTATAGGAAAGAAAATAATCAAAACCCAACACATTTTCAAATACAGTGCGGCCTTCTTGAGCATACGCCTCCTTCCAAAGGGCACGACTGACTTTATCACGCCCGTCCACCGTGTCCCATGAAGCCTTGAGAAATGGGAACATCTCCAAAAATGGGAAGGCCCGTTGGTGCCCGTTGTGAGCTTTCATCCGAGGACACACCACGGAGACTTCCGGCAGCCCCAAGTTCTTTTCCTTCAAAAAGGCGGGCAACTTGACAATGCTCCAATAACTGTCCCCAATTCCCGGCGGCATCAAAATGGTTGGCCGTTCCTGCCCCGGCTTGGTAATGGTCAACAGATACTTGGACGGCACCGGGCGCTCAACGCTGGCGAGTACCAACCCCGCCGCCCCACACAGACGGCGCACTTGCTTTGGCCGCAAATACCAAATGTGCTCTTGCTTCCAGTGATGATCACCCTCCGGCTCAAAGAACGCCGGCAATTCCATCCGCAGTGCCCTGCCCTGCTTCAGCACCCGGCCAGCCTCCCGCATGAAGTTCAGCGGATCGAGAACATGCTCCAATACGTCATGGCAAGTAACAACATCGAAATGATCAGTAGGAAAATGAATATCTTCAAATGGCTTGCGGTAGGTAAATTCGCCAGCCACCGAATCATGATATTCAGCAATCTCACACCCAAAGGCTCTTGCCCCCCGCTTCCGGCACTCATCAACAAAAGCCCCGCTGCCACTGCCAATGTCAAGAACCAGCAATTCACTACCTGGATAAATTCCATAGTGATCGCACCTCTTCTTGGCCACCTCTCGGTCGTGTGCGACGTCCTTGACTCGATAGGCTTCGCCAGTCGGTGGATATTGGGCATAGTATTGGAGATATTCTTCTTGAGTGGAAAAGGGGAGTGCAAGCTGCCGAATTGCGCCGCAGTGCTTACAAACACCGAGGGACAGCTTTCCAGCAGCTTGCACATACTTCCCTTCTGGTGTCACGTCCCAGTAGTGGTGCGCGTCCTTGGAAAATTCAGTGCTTCCGCAAAAGCATTTTTCATTCATTCGTCTGCACCTTTGGGTTCATAGGGATACTGCTGATTGGGTTTTTGTCCGCCCTCCAAGAAACGAAAGTCGCAACTGCAAATCCTTTTTACTTCTTTCCGCAAACGCTGGTATGGACAAATTGCTGCCACTATCACCTGGATTCCTTGATCACTCAGAAGTTTCGCCAACCTTGCAATTCTAAGATTTTGTGTCCACCGGTCTGCTTCTGAAAAACCCAACCCCGGCCAAATCTTCCGCATTTCATCCCCGTCTAACACAATTGCGGGAGGAGTAAAATGATGCCGTAAAGAGCGTGCTGCCCAGCTTTTACCAGAGCGTGTGTTTCCAGTAAACCAGATTGGTTTCATCAGTAAATCCTCCTTTTAAGCTCCACATTGGTTATCCGCATCGTGCCGTAGTCGGCCCGACATAGCGAAGCAATGAAATTCGCAGCTTCTACTGGGTCAATCATTTTATCGTGATCTTTACGATGCCGCGTCATGCCCGTTTTTAGGCCACCTAATGCCACGTTTACCACGCGTACCTTTTCGCGGGCGGCCTCGTACTGCACCGCTTCGGAAAAGCCCCGTAGGCCGCATTTAGCGGCGCCATAGGCGGTTTCGCCATGCCCTGGCGTAATGCCCGCCAGTGAATTTATATTGACCACCACGCCTTTAGCCTTCGCCAGGCTGAACCACAATACCTGCGTCAGCTTCATTGGCGCAAGCAGGTCCACATCCAGCACATCTTCCAACATGGCGGGGTCCATAAAGGGAAAATCAACATCGTAATAAATTCCCGCATTATTGATCAACACATCCAGTGGCTTCCCGTTCATCAGATCACGGATACGCTCAATGGTTTCATCTTCCCGCAGATCACCAAACACACAAGCCACATCGTCCCACTCCACACACTCGTTGATATGGACAATGCGGCTGTGCATAATCAATGAATATCCCATCCCGTAAAGGGCATGTGCCAATTCGAGGCCAAGTCCACGATTCGCACCGGTGATGAGGGCAGTTTTTACCAAAGTCGGCGTCATCTCAACCCCACCCAAACGGCAGTTTGTCGTTGCTCAAGCAGATAATGGCGGGGCCGCCCATCAAATAGGCATCATACATTGCCTTTTCTGCCTGAAATTGATTTTGTGGAAAGAACCCTTTGATGTTCTTAAACAACGCCACCAGCCCCGGCGCATTCAGCGGCCTGTGTGTAGGACCAGCAGTTGGGTAATCACTATTTCCTACCAAAATCACCGGCAGGTTCTGTTCGTCAATGTCAATCTTGATCTGCTCAAAAGGTCGTTCAAGGATGAACGGGGTAATGCTGTACACTACCGGGCGCAAACCTTCCGCTGCCATCCCTGCCGCTGCACTGATCATGGACTGTTCGCAAAGGCCAAAGTTGAAGTAGTGTGTAGACCGCACTTCCTTGTACTCCGCGATCTCCTGTTCCACATCACCCGTGATCAATACGATGCTAGGGTCTTTTTTCGCCAACTGGACAATGGCTTTACCGAATGCCCGCCTCATGACAATTCCTCCAATAGTTGTGCTTCCTGCTCTTGGTTTGGGAAGCGTGCGTGCCATTCCGGCTTGCCTTCCATGAAAGAAACTCCTTTGCCTTTGATGGTATCCGCAAAAATCAAATATGGCTTTTCAATAGCCGTCCTGGTAGTAATGATATGACGAAGACGGTTGACGTGGTGGCCATCGGTAATTTGCACGGCCCAGCCCGCAACTGGCAATGCCGCTAATAAAGGGGCCACCGGAAAGAGCACATTGGCGCAAAAATCCGAACCCTGACAACCATTGTTGTCCACGATAGCTATCAAATTATCGGTTTGATGCTTTCCGGCCAGCAACAAGGTTTCCCATGTTGTACCTTCCTGCAACTCACCATCGCCCATCAGAACGAAAATTCGCCCAGGTTTGTTCAGCATCTTTCGCGCCAACGCCATGCCAAATGCCGCTGGCAGGCCATGGCCGAGACTGCCCGTTGTCCACGAGATGCCATTGTGCAGATCACGATGGGGATGGCCTTCCAACTTTGGGCAAAATCCTATTTCTTGTAGCAATGCATAGTAACACCAACATCCGTGTCCTTTTGATAGAATGAAAATATCATTTTTAGTTAGAATATAATCGAACAAGGCAATCAGGATTTCGGCACAAGAAAAGCTGCCACCGAAATGATAGCCCCCATTGATCTTGGCCAATTCAAATGCCTTGCGACGAATTTCTTTTGATCGTTCACTTAGCATAGCTTCTCCGGTGGTTTGATTGCCTCCGCATCAGGGCGGTCGGTCTTGTTTGGGTAATCCAATCCCTCAATGGGGAAGGTCTCCGTAGAGCGCTGACTCCAGGGAACCAAATCACGATTGACGAAACTGCATTCTATCAATGGCCAAATCTGCTTGCCGCCCACACTGATCGGGGGCAAGCTGTTGTTGACGTGAATATGGAACAACCTGAATATCCGGTTCAAGCGTCCGATAACCACTCGGTATTTCGTGA